CTATTCCAGGCTGATCTGTTAAAGAAGAGTGAACAAAAGCCCACGGACCAGGAACAGTTTATGTTGATAGAAGATATATATAAAACAGTGGAGAAGTTAGAGAAAACTCAAGAACAAAATATGACAAACAAGGTTAATATACAATTCCTTAGAGATCAACTAGAAAAAAACTTAGCTGATGTAGAAAAATTAAAAGACAAAGTTAGAAAAAATGGTAATGGAGCACATTAATGGTTGAAACTGTAGTAGCTTTATTAATGTTTGTAGGTGCTGAAATTAAAGAGCACAGAATACAACCCTCTATGTCTGAATGTTTAAAAGGCAAGCGTATGGCCAGTCGTTCTATCTCAGAAAATATAGAGTTTAAGTGTATAAAATCTAAAGCAATGATGCAAAAAAATATAGATGGATCTTTTTCTATAAAAGCTTTAATACTAGAGTAAATGAAATTTACGACGGAAATTGTTACAGGAGAATGTCCTGAATGTAGTGAACAAACAATGTTAGTTAACATTTATAAAAATTATTTTAGATGTATAAACTGTGGAGAAGACACAGAACAAAAAATTAATGGTGTTATTAAATATATGAAAGTCAAAAAAGACGATAAAATGGTTTTAAGAATGGAAGACGATGGCTAAGAAAAAAGGTAATCTTTACGGCGTATCTAACTACATTAAGAATACACCAAAAAAACATGGACGTTTAAAAAAAAAATATGGTCCTACTGCACAAAAACCTAAAAAATATAGAGGTCAAGGCAGATAGTGAAGCCTATCATTATAAGTTTAATGTTTCTAGTAAATGGAGAAATTAAATTAGATACATTTGAAATACATCAAAGTTGTGGTAGTTGGTTTAATAGTAACGTAAAAATTGTACAAAACCACAGAAAAAAGTTATTTTCTTCTATTGAGTATCACGTATATAAAAATAAAAAAGTTGTAGGCTATGTCTGCGCAGGGAATGAACCAGGATGAAATTTACATTAATAATGACAATCTGTTCGCAGATGTATGGCACATGTATGACACCTTTTGAACAAGATTATTTATATGACAGTCATTTTGATTGTGCAACCGTAGGTTATTTACGTGGCTTTGATGCTTTAAATAAACTTGGAGCAGATAGAGTTAACAATGACAGGATTGTAGTAACTTTTAATTGTAACCCTAATTTGGTCAGTTAAATGAATTATAAACCTTTACCAGATTCTTTAACTATTAAAAAAAGCAACATACAGGGCCTTGGTTTATTTGCGGTAAAAACTATTGCTAAAAATACTGATCTTGGAATGATACATTTTTCTTACGGAGAACTTTTAATAAGAACTCCGTTGGGAGGATTTATAAATCACTCGTTAAAACCTAATTGTAAAAAAATAGATTTAGACCAGGAATGGCATTTAAAGACTTTAGTAGATATTAAGAAAGATGAAGAACTTACATTGAAATATACTATGTACAACCCTGAAGTGTAAATTGTCTGCCGGAGCTATGATAGCTCACGGCAAACAAAAGGTGTGAGAAGAGGTCTTTAATATACCCTAAAAAAATAATCTTGACAACCCCTTGTTTTAATATTATAAATTCCTATATTATTATAAGAATAACTAACAATAGAAAGAAAATATGAAAAAAAGAAAATATAAAAAAAAAGAAAAAGCTAAAACATTAGACCACAGTGTATATGTATTTCATAATACATTATTTAATTTTAACTTATTTATTGATGCAAAGTATGCAGATGATGCTATGGAAAAATTTGATATGTGTGGAATGCAAAACAGAGATCAGTGGAAAATCTTTGTTGAATTAGGTCAACAACCCACAGAAAGGAAACAAAATGGCAAATCCAAAGTATTTTAAGTCTGTATCAGTTTCAATAGAAACATATAATCTTTTATCTTGGTTAAGTAAGGGTAAGATAACTGATGCTGATTTAACAATTAGTAAAACAATAGAAAGCATAACAAAAAAAGAAACTAAAAAACAAGGATATAAAAATGGTAAAGCATAAAGAACCTTGTCCTGATTGCCAAGGCAATGGATACAGACGTATTTGGAAAGATACGTCAGAAGTTGAAAAGATAACTATTCAATGTTCTACATGTGACTCGGAGGGTGAAATAGAAATTTTATCACCAGAATCATTAAGAGAGAATGGAGTTATATGACCATAGATAATTTTAAAAATTATAAAGAAAAAGAAGCCTTTGAAAAAGAACTACTTGAGAAGGTAGAATTTTGGAAGGATGAAATAAGAATTCACGGCGGTACTGTGCCAGTGGATAACGACGCGTTGAACGCGGATAATACTAAACATTTTGTTAACTATAAAAAGGAGAAAGATGGAAAAAAGTAAAACAATGTTTACATTTAAGTTATTAAATTTACTGAAGAAATGTAGAGAGAAAAGTAAACACGACTTATATGGTAAACTTATTAAGAAGTATAATATAGATAAGGAAAAACTAGAGGAGGCTTACTATGACTAAAGAAAAATTAGTACCTATGACAACCGAAGAAGAAGATAAAAACGCTGATGTTGTAAGAGATAGTAATGGTAATGTAATGCCAGAAAAATTATTAAAAGACGATAGAGCGATCTTGATTTAACTAAAATTATAGATCTACAAACTAAGGAGATAAGAGACCTGGTCCACGACAACACTATTCTTTTAACTGAAGTTAAAAAATTAGTAAAAAAAATTAATGAATTAAATAGTAAAAATGAAACACAACAATAAATTTATATATCCTAAATCTATGAGAGAGGTGATCAACGGTAAACGACACTACGCTGTTAAGAACGAAAAACTACCCTCGGTTACTACTATATTGTCAGCGACTCAGTCAGCCGATAAACAAGCTTCACTGGCCGCGTGGAGACAACGAGTAGGAGAGGATGAAGCAGCGCGGATCGTGGATACGGCAGGGGCGCGCGGAACGGCGATGCACAAAATTCTAGAGAAATATATTTTAAAAGATGGATATATTGATCTTACAACAGTTGGTAGAGAAGCACATAACATGGCTATAAGAGTTATAGAACAAGGATTATGTAATGTTTCAGAGTATTACGGATTGGAGGCTTGCCTCTATTACCCTGGATTGTATGCAGGAGCTACAGATTTAGTAGCTATGCACAAAGGAGAAATGGCGATCTGTGACTTTAAACAAAGTAATAAATTAAAAAAGAGAGAATGGATTGAAGATTATTTTTTGCAATTAGCAGGATATGCGATGGCGCACAATTTTGTTTACAAAACGAACATCACTAAAGGTGTCGTCATGATATGTACTAAAGATTTATTCTATCAAGAATTTATCGTACAGGGATTAGAATTTAAAAAGTACATGCACTTATTTTTAAAAAAAGTAGGTCAATATCATGATGAAATTAAACCCAAAGACTAACCAAAGGAGAAAACTATGAGCATGAGAGTAAGAGACCTACAACAATATCTTGGTAAATTTACCAATGATATGAAAGGAACAAATCTATCGGATTGTCATATCTATATAGAAACCCAAAGTGGACACTTAGAGGAAATTAGAAGGATCGAAGTACAAGAGAGTAAACTTGTAGGAAGTCCTGAACCTGTAAGAATAGTATTGAAAGCTGAAGATATAAAAAGATGGATTGCAGAAAAAGATAAGAAAATACACATTTAATAGTGATATAAATGCAACACTGTTGCAATAATGTCACTATGTTCCACGTATAAGAGAAATATTAGAGCATTTATTTTTTTTAAAAATAAAAAATAATAGTCATGGCACAGTGGCACAGAGGGTGTTTTTGAGCTATTAGTGTTGATACTGTTGAATAGTAGCTGTGCCATTGGAGTTTTTTATGGTGGCACACCATGGCACAAATGACAGTATTGTTGAATAGTAGTCGATTTAGCTATGGCACACTAATGCGTAAACGCCAATTAATTTTTTCATTTTTAATTAAAATAAAAATTGCCCTAATATTTCTCTTATAGTACAAACAGATATGCCTAGAACCCCTAAAAAATCCAAATATAGAAACGTTGTTATTAAAAATAAGAAGTATTTCTTCTACAAAATTGTTTGGGCAGATATTACCGGAGATTCAGGTCATGCAACTGTGGAAGAGTTTAACAAGTTTGATGCTAGTATTATGGTTACCCAGGCTTATTTGTTTTCTAAAGATAAAAAGAATATTAGAACCTTTGCTTCCTATGAACAGGGAGATGAGTTATTTTCTGATAGAAATGTATTTCCTAAAGGGTGTATAATAAAAATGGAAAAGTTAACTATATGAAAAAAAAGAAAAACCCAACTCTTACAAAGAATATGCCTAATGTGAAGTGGAAGGAGATTCCTCCTCTTCGTGGTCCTGATCCTCAGGGTCAATTAAAGCCTTTGAAGGAGAAGAAGAAGATTTTTGTTCCTCTGGTGTAACATCTATTGCATTAATTAATTCTTTGTGATCTTCTAATATTTGCTTCATTTTAAATTCTATTTCTTTCTCTGAAAGATTATCTAAACTTCCAGTCATAATTAACTTTTGATCTATATATAATCCACCCGCTTTACCTCTAGCAACCTCTGCATTTATAGCTGCTGAATTCTGACCTTTAGATCTAGCTTCATCTCTTATCTTGGCAAGTTCTGTAATATGTTTTTCAAATGTTATCCCATATTTTTCTTGAACTTCAGATCTTAATTCTCCTATGTATTTTGCTACTAAAGGATATATTTTAGGATTCTTTAATTCTGATGCGGATTGTCTAGGTCTACTTGTATATCCAGCTTCATTTGCACACTCGCCAGGACTCTTGCGACCTTCATTATACACTAAAAGTTCTGCAAACTTTTTCTGTTTATCTGTTAATTTCGCTGGAAGAGCCATTACTTGACTTTATCGTACAATTATTTATAAGTCAATTATGTTTAAAATACTGCTAACATTGCTATTTATGGGTACAGGTGACTCTATGAAATTTGATCCAATTAGCTCATTATCTCAACACGCAATCAAGAAGGTGTACGACTCAAAAAGTGAAACCAGAATCAAAGCTTTGGGCTTTAGTAAAAAAGAAAACTCCGAAAATAAACTGGACTAGACTTGAAGCTTCAAGTGGCTTAAGTAGTCAAGGACTCCCGGATTTACTGGGTTATAATGATTCTTGTGGATTTTTTATGTTGGAATTAAAGATCGCACATAGCCCAAAAATATCCTTTAGTCCGCATCAAAAACTCTGGGCAATGACTCGTCCAAAACGTAACTTTATTCTCTGCCAACACGCCCCGAGAGCCTCGGGTAGACGTCAAAACCATTTGACCGTTAAGCTATATCAGAGCTCCGCGATCCACGGACTACTAATCGATCACCGCGAAACGCCTTGTTTGGCCCAGGACGACTGGGAACACATTCAACGCTTGTTACTTAACGAACCGGCGGACGGGTAGCGCTTGCGCCTGTGCATTCGCTTGTTCATTTATTCTATTATTATTTGATTTCGCCTGAGCATTCGCTTGTTCATTTATATTTATATTATACTTATACTTGTACATTAGAATCGTTCTAAACTAGGTTTAATGCTTGCCGTAACTTACGTTAGGCGTGGACCGGTTCCAGCAGCTCCTGCAATCGCCACATTTGCCGCCCTGAGTCGGAGCGGGGCAACTGGCTCCAGCTGCTTCACTTGTAACTGTAGACGTCCACGGCCAGAAGGTCACCGGGCCCTGATCCACCATGTGAGAAGACATCCGGATAATTAAATTTTTTGGAACGGTTTCCGGATCTATATTTTTTAAGAATTGAGCCTCGCGCGTGGGCATCCAATGCTTCACCTCCGGCGTAAGCTCGCAAACTCTAAAAATCTTTTGAAGGTGTTCCGGGCTTTGTATATCGCCGGCGTCGTGCCATCTAAAAAATTTCTGTCTCATAACTTGCGCAACCATGGCCGCGATCCAGCGCTTATCTTTTAGCGCTTCAAGTCTTACATATTGGGCCGCTTTAATTGCAGGGTAACGAGTATAGTTTCCTTTCATAGCATAACAACCTGAACACACCGAGCCGGGAATCTTTACAAGCTTAGCGCCTGTTTTACACTCCCACGCCGGAAGGCTATAACTCAGGCCGGGCATTTTACTTGTTCGAGTCATAGAACCAGTTATTTTTTTTGCGTCTTTTACTTTCATAATTTCCTTTCTGTTTATACTTTGGTACCTGGGATTTTCTAACATGTCAAGTACTAAATTGAGCTGCTAACGGTTACCGCTTCAGGACCCGCGCGACGCTTGCGCCTGTGCATTTTCTTTTTTATAATAAAAAAACCGCAACCCGGGAACCACACCGGGCCGCGGTCAGGACAAACTCCGCTTGTGACTCGCCTGTGCATTTACCATTGTATAAATAAATTTATCCCAAAATGTGACATTTTTATCACAGTGATATTTTTATCACAGCAGCAAATACACGTATAGCGAGTACACGTTGCACGATTAAATTTTCATACAACAATATTCACCTATAATAATAGTTAATTTTTTTCCTCAATAAAATCCTTTCAATTTTAATGTTAGATATTCTTATATAATAACTTGATTTTTTATTACAATAGTTGTAAGCAATAAATAGAAATAATAACCATAACAAAAAGGACACAATGCAAAAAATAAGAATGAACACCGA